GGGTATTCCACATCTAACTTATCAGCAGCAGCTATATAAGCCTTCTCCTCGGCTGTATATCCCGTAGGCTTCTTTGCTTGTCTTAGGTCTGCATTGGCATCTATTAGGTCAGACTTTGCATCTGTTAACTCTTCGGGTTCAAGTAGTCCATCCTTAACACCTTGCTGTGCGTCAGCTACCTCTCCTTTAGCGGCTTTTACCGCATCTTCAGCATCAACAATATCATCAGCCTGCTGTGCTGCTGTTCGTGCCAGAGGAGGTCGATACCCTTCGCTGCCCGGAGTACGGCCCGGATATCGCACAGAATACGGTCTAGGTTTAAGCCCCCTCCGTAGGGCCTCTGGATCGCTAAGAAGATCTTCAAGGGCCGCTTCGTCCCTAGCAAGATTCCCTTTCAAGCGACCTAGCTCAGTGACCTCGTCTGGTGTGAGGGCAGCAGCCCGTGCGGTGGTGGTGGGGATGCCGTCAGCAGGCCGTACTGGGGTGGGGGTAGTGGGCATTTTTCGAGCAGCAGTCTCAAACTGCCTTAGTGCAGCCGGTGCCTTTCCTAGTCCCGTCAGCGTGCGAACAGTAGGCGCTGCTACGCCAGCTACTTCGCGAGCTATTCCGCGAGTAACAGGGGCTGCTGCACCAGCTATTCCGCGAGCAGCAGGGGCTGCAATTCGACCTGCGCGACGCAGTGCCGCGAGAGTTATTTCCTCCTGCCCGACAAGGGGCTGTAACGCCTCTGCGGCGAACCGACGCGCAGCGCCGCCAACCCCAGGCTGTCTCACCAGCCCCATCGAAGGCCCTTGTAGTCCCTTTACGAGGCCAGTAGCGCCCCTTCCTTTTGTAAGAGCTATGTCTCCCAGAAGAATAGGGAGCACTTCGGCACCGAACTTGACTGCGGGATGAAGGTCCTCAGTCGCGACATCCGATTCCCTTATTCTACGCTCCATAAACTCCCTGAAACTTTCTTCGGGTTTCTGGGCCGAAGTTGGCTCCGTGACTCCTATCCTCTCAGGAGCCCCACGCGCCATGTCCCACACGTTAGCAACTCCCCGTGCTGATTCCTTCCCAACCCATGACGGTACCGTTTCTACTACACGTCGCGCTTCCCACGGCTTCTTTGCGCGGAACAGCCTTTCAAGAGGAGCACGATCCAGTCCTTCGGGGTCTGGGAAAAAGCTGGCTTGTTCTCCTGGTTTTGCAAATATCCTTTGCCAAAAACTAGGGCTCGGTGCAGGCTCGCCCGTAGGCGTGGGCGTAGGTGCGGGCATAGCAGTAGGCGCAGTAACAGTAGGAGTAACAGGTGCGGCAGCGGGCGTGGGAGCGGGCTGCGCTATCTTTCTATAGGCAGCAGAAGCCTCTGGCGTGAGCTTCCCCGTCTCCTCGTCCCACGGCTCGGGGCCGAACTGTTCTAACTCCGTAGGATGGCGTCTCCTCAGCCGGTTCCACGCAGTACGTAGTTTCGCGTGCTTGTCCTCGCCTCCGTTGGGCATCAGTACATCCGTCTGAGGGAAGGTGCGAACTGCGATATGCCAGCGCCGGGTCGTCCTGCGCCGGTATACCTCTGCGTCCACGGGTAGTCCGACAGGAACTGGGTGAACGTCATGGAGGGGCTCTCGCCCTGCCTAAGCTGGCTGCCTATCTCCCCCATATACTGACGCTGCACGTTGCCGAACTGTCCTTCAAAATACTTCTGCGCGGCTGGCGCAGCACCAAACATCGTCCCGGCACCCTGCTGGAACGGCGCGGCGCTGTAGTAAGCAGCCTCCGGCAGGTCTTCAAGCCAATTCGAGAAATAATCGTTAGCCATCTATATCCTCCCTGTTAAGGTGTGTAGGGCATCCCTGTTTTTATTGCCCACTGCACCCAGTCGTTAGGGTTGGTTGACTGGAAAAGCTCTGTCGATGCCCCAGCGGGAGCCTTCATTCGTCCAGTGGGCGAACGAGAGAGCGGAACCTTATACCCGCTTTCCATTGCCCTTAGAATATTCTGTTGCTCTTGAGTCAGGTCACTCCACAATCGCCCGCGCACTCTCGCAGGAGCGGGAGCGGGAGCAGGGGTTGCGGTCTGTCCTATCCCCGTACCGGGTATAGCGGCCCACCTGGCGACCGTTTCCCTTGCCTCAGCCTCACTGTAACCACCTGTACCTACAAGTTCATCAATGGCGGCAAGATCATCGCCGCCACCCTGCCACGTCTGGTAGATTTCTCCCTCTGTCCTGGGGAGAGCCGTAATTGGGGCCTCCTTTGTAGGCGTAGGGATCTTAGCTGCCGCTTCCCGTACCTGTGTAGGAGGTACTTCATCTACCCATTCCTTGAACGGGGTTGGCGTAGGCTGGACACCGCTCGTAGGGATGTCCACGATACCGCCGCCATAAGGATCACCCGTCGGAGCAGCAGCACCGGCTGTTACGGGAAGAAGCTGATCTCTTTGATGTGGCTCAATAAACCCTGTTGGGCCTATCGCTGGGGGTAACAGACCTTGTTGCCCTTCTATACCACCAAGCCTTGCTTCTACAGGGGCCCGTAGGGTTGGGCCTATCGCTGGGGGCAACAGACCTTGTTGCCCTTCTATACCACCAAGCCTTGCTTCTACAGGGGCGGTTGTAATATTGCTAGGGCCACCTTGAGCAGCCTCCTGTCCCGCCGCCCCGTATCCTTGCGGAAGTACGTTCTGCAACCAGTTGAAGTACATCTCTGCGGGCATACCGTAGACACTGGAGCCTTGCTGCATCCGCAGGCGGTTGAACAGGTTCTCCAGGTTCTGTGCCCGTCCCTGCTGCAACTGCCCGAGATATCCCCTCGTAGGGCCTCCGAGCGCATACGAAGTTATTGCGCGGGCCTCCCTGCTGGAGGGATCAAGATATGATGAGAACGGGCTTTGTGCCCTTGCGACTTCCTCCGCCTCCGTCAGCGCATCCTGCCCGTAAGTACCTGACAGTGCTGCGAGACTTTGAAGTGCCTGGTACGGGTCTCCCGTCGGCTGTCTCGCGTCATACCACGCGCCGAAGGTGGGAGTGGTTGTACCTGGCGTCGATATTCCCGTGGGCGCGGCGGGCGCGGTAACGGGAATATTTTCTCCAAAGCCTGAAGTATAAGAAGCGCCACCGAAGCCACCCGTCTGGGCAGGCTGGCTGAGAAGCCACTGTCCGAAGGCAGGGTTAAACTGCCTCATGGCGGCGGCTTCGAGCCGCTGGTAGGGTCGTGTGCCTATCATCCCTGTCTGGGGCAACATTTCCGAGTACGCCCTGCGCTGGAACTGCTCGTAGGGATCGTACTGCTCATCTTTCGAGAAGTATGCGGCACCAAAGTTAGGTTGCTCTTGGGATGTAATTGCCTGCTGTTCAGTTGCCATATCTTGCGCTCCGTTTCTTACGTTACAAGGGGAATTGTCTGCTGTGTAGGTACAAAATCCTCAAAGGGAGACTTCTGAGGAGTGGCAGCAGCGGGCTGCGCTGAAGTTTGCGGGGCGCTAACCCGTTTTCTCAAATTTTTCTGTTGCTGTTCATACCAGGCCGCAAACCCTATCTGTTCCGCATCCGGGTCCCTTATTGCTCGCCTGTCATAAATGTCTTTCATCGCGTAAAGACCTCTCAGGCGATTATTCCCAAAGTATCCTTTGCCCGTGATACCATACTGGGCGGCCACGATATTAATCTCAAGCTCAGGATTTTGGCGTACCATTTCGCCTATCGTCTCAATCTGAATGTTTGACAAGCCTGTTTCAGCGGGAGTTGCCCAGTCCGTCAGGCTGTTAGACAGGTGCGCGGTAGCAGACGCCCTGACAATGGAGTCATAGATTTGCTGTGTCTTTTTCGGGTCAATATGCTTACCTTCAGTTAGGTAGCCGTAGTATGTATCACCCTCTGTACCTTCCGGGTCTAGTATATTGTTCAGCCAAAAGCTGCCCATTGCGTGAGTCTGACCGCGTTTGACGGCTTGCATATAAGCAGGTCGGTTGGCATCCGCCCCCAGCCATCCCCTTGCTGCGGACTCGTATGCTGCGGCGCTGGGATCGGCAAAGTCCTTGAACGGGTCGTCTTCTCTCATAAACTTGTACTTATCCCCGAGGCCTGACAGCGAGGCATAGATTTGCTGCTCTCGGTTAGTAGGCTGCACAGTCCAAAGAACTTCAGGCTCATCCGTCTGGGCAGCAAGTCCGGCTGCCTTCTCCAGTTCTACCGTATCCTCTGGGGACATCTCAGTCTCTCTGGTAATAAATTCTCCCCCCGGCAACTCAACAGGGACTGGGGACGGGGAGGGAAATTCGGAGGTGTCCACGGGGGTGTCCACATACGGCGCTAATGCGGCGGCATCCACTCTGGGGAAATCTGAGTAGTTGGTTGGAGGTGCCCATTCTGGAGAACCTGGAGGCGATAGGGGCAGTTCGCCCCCCATTGGTGCGCTCTCCTGGAAGCTCACCGTAGGTATCCCCATCCGGCCCGTCCCAAACTGAAAGTCTCCAAGGGATATGTCTGCTTCGGGTGTTGGGCGAGGAGTTGGAAGAAAGTTGCGTAATGCCATACTGCCAGCAAGATCAAGCCAGGGTACCTGTTGTCTAATCCCACTAGCAATATCCCCAAACGGGATATTCGGTATATCGGGCATTCCCATGGGAAGTCTCATGGCTGAGGTGGTGATGCCTTCGGGACCACCGAACTGTCCTTCCCCTGTCATCGGCAGGCTGGGGCCTTGTATTCCTTCGAGTCCTGCGAGTTCGCCTTCTATCTCCTCGACGCTGATACCGAACTCCTCGGCGTATTTTGCTATTGCGTTACTGTACGGGGGCATCGGGGGAACGCCAAGCGCAACTTCTGGAAACTCCATGAGCAGCGCTCTTGCCGCGACCTTCGCCCTGTTCTTTCGCGACCCCTGCTCTGCGTCCACGGTTTGCTGCGCGTCGTCCTCGGCGCTCGTGCGGGCACCTGTTGCTGCGGCCTCCAGTGCCACGTTTGCTGGCATTCCCGCCTGCTGTCCCATGGTAAAGGAGGACATTTTCTGCGGGGGCGGCGGCGGGGCTGTGTTCATTGGCGACGGCGGCGGTCCGACCAGGTTACGCACGAAGTCGGGCGTAGTCCCTGACAGTATGTCGTTGGACATGGAGCCGAAGGCGTTGAGAAGGTTACGTTCTTCCTGTGAGGTTGCCAATGTCGTTTATCCTCTCGGGCCTGCGAGCCCTATTCTTCTGAGTCTTTCCTCGTCAGACTGCGCTCCCGGCCTTGGTTGCCCTGGCGCTACCACTGGTCCTGCCTGCGGCGTTGGCGCGGGCGGCGGGACTCCTGCCATCGCGGGGGGCATAACCCCGGGCGGCGGCATTGGGGGCGGGCCGGGCATCCCGGCTGGCACCCCGCCGGGTCCCGAGGAGGGAGGTCCCGGTTGAGCACCCGGCCCACCGCCCTGCAAAGTATCTGATATTTGTCTTGCCTTGGCAAACAGCATTGTTACGAGTTCGCCGAAGTACATCTGTGCGAGGTCGTCTCTCCCCTGTTTCATAGAAGCCTGGTAGAGGGACCACACGCCTGCTTCGGGCAGTGTGCGTTCGGCTATCTGTTCCTTGACTGCGTCCTCGACCTGGTCTGCGTCCTGTATGCCGAGGATATTGTCGCGTATCCACAGGTCCGGCAATAGCGGCGTCTGGCCTTCGCGTGCGATCTGCGCCATGCCGTAGCGGGACATATCGTCCTCGGGGAGCCTGGTAACGACCTTGATTTCAGGGTCGCCTCCGTCTCGTATCCTCGCGGGGGTTATTTCCTCTGAGAAGTACATCCTGTTGTTATCCTGCCCGGACAGTTCCATTGCTTTGAACGCGCCTGACTGGTACTGATCGCAGAGCAGGTTAGCTATGCTTACGTAAGCCCGTTCCATTGCTGCCACTCTCGGGACGAGGACGCTTTCGACGCCTTGCCGGAGGGTGTTGATGGCAAAGCCGGATAGCTGGAAGGGTATCTCCCCGTACACGGTGTGTGGTATGGAGCCGCGCTGCATCTCACCGGCTACCAGTCCCATGAAGGCTCCCGACTCGTTTGCCATTTGCAGCAGGCCGAGGGGTTCTACCTCTTCGCCCTGTCCGAGGGAAATCTCGGTGCCTTCCTTGTACGGGTCTTCGTCGAGTGTCTTGGTGCCGTCCCTGCTTCGTACCTTGAGGCCCTGCTTGCGGCTTCGTGCGGTAAGTTCGAGCATGACGGACATCATAAAATTATGATTTTTGTATACGCCCCGTGTGGCCTTAAAGACTGACTCCCCGTAGTCTTCGAGGGTATCTTCTATGGAGGACCACTCCATTGACTGGATGAGGGGAGTTGCCCCGACGGGGCCGAGGAACACCGGCACCTGTCCTTCTGTGCCGTGGGGGGTGCGTTTCTTAACGAAGCGTCCCGGTACGACGACGGTGTTGTATTCCTTATCGTAGTAGTCGTAGACGTTAATGCCGTCTATATCGGACCGTGACTCCCCTAGCCTGACGCCGTACTGGGCTTCTATCTCGTCCTGGGTTTTCTTGACCTTGTAGCAGGCCCATGCGAGGCCGTCGTCCCCTATGCCCCAGTAGGTGTGCATGGGGTCCCATGGGGTGATATCGATGCAGGTTTTATCTTCCCCGTCCTTGGTAAGGAGGGCTCTTCCTGCGTACCATCCCCTGAGTGCTATGTACCACGCAAGCTGGTTTCGGATGGAGGGTACGAGTCTCTTGGAGAGTCGTTCGTCGGCGGAGCGCAGGGCTCCGATGATGAATCTTTCCTTGTCGTTATTTACTTCACGGGTGTTACGCGGGTTGCCGTTGGGCGGGATTCGCACTACGAGGTCTGCCGCCGTCATCCACGAGATGACCTTGTCCGCGTAGGTCTGGGGTTCGTTACTGGTATAGGACTTGTACCCGTCTCCTGCGTCGTAGGAGTCCAGTTTATAAAGCTGGTGGTCTGCGTCCATACGGGTACGCAGGGTGTGCGTGGCCTCGTAGTGGTCGTCTACCTTGTCTATGATATCTTCTGGTTTCAGTCTTGGCATTTTTATAAATTATCCTGCCCATCGTTTGACTTTAATGAACTCTTTTGAGTTAACGTACCCGTATCCGAACCTGCTAACGAGGCCATAGATTGCGGCCTTGATGGCGTGGTTGTTTTTATCTTCGGGGGTTTCCCCTACTATATTGCCTTCCCTGTCGGTCTTCCACCTGTAGGCCCGTGTTTGTCCGTCGAACGGGCTTGGCACTGCTCCGAACTCTGATAGGGTCCCTTTGCAGTCGGGGGAGAAGACTATTTTCGGGTCGTTGGTGATTGGATCGGGTTTCATAAAGCCTTTCAGTCTCTCGGTGCCTTCGTTGATGCGTATTTTCTGGGCATCGAGGTATATGCCGGTCCTGTCCATCCAC